GACGACAAACTGGAACTATTCAGAACTGGTGAAGACGTCTACAAAGTTAACGCAGCAGCGACGTTCAACGTCAAAGTCGATGACGTTACCAAAGACCAACGGCAGATTGGCAAGGTTCAGGAGTTGGCTTGTGGCTTTGCCGGAGGCGTTGGTGCTTTTGCTGCTATGGGGCGCGCCTATGGGATTGCTCTCCCTGAGCCTGTCGCTAAACGAATGGTTGACGGCTGGCGCCGTGCTAACCCTTGGGCTGTACCTTATTGGTCTGCGCTTGAGGAATCGTACACCCGAGCAATGAGAAACAAGGGGCGTGAGTTCAAGGCTGGCCGTATCACATATTTGTTTGATGGTCAACACCTTTGGTATGCGCTCCCGTCGGGCAGGATTTTGTGCTACCCCTATGCCAAATTGGAATCGGAAGGCGTCACTTATGCCAAAGCGGCATGGAAGCCTGCGCAAGATGCAAAAGAATGGCCACGTGCCCGCCTATGGAAAGGCTTGGCATGTGAGAATGTGACGCAGGCGGTTGCCAATGATCTACTGCGTCATTCCCTCAGACAACTCGATGACGTCGTGCTACATGTGCATGACGAGATCGTGCTTGAGACGGCAGACCCAGAAGCTGCCGAAAATTTAAAACGTGTGATGTGTACAGCGCCAGCGTGGGCCGAAGGCTTGCCGCTCAACGCTGAAGTTGAAACTATGAAAAGGTATGGCAAATGAATTTTCTTGATTTTTTAATTTCCTTGGCACCCGAGGGTGAGACGGCGTTGATCGTGCGTCAAAAGCCCCTGCTCAAAGACGGTGAGATGCAATTCCATGCGGACGGCGCGATCAAATGCACATGGCCTGCCATGTTGCCCACCGCACGCATCAAACCTGATTGGGCGGTATACGGCAACACCGCGTCGTTCATTATCGACCGCTTCAAGGACGGCCACGTCAGCGCCAGTGCGGCCAACTGTGAGTATGTGTTGGTCATGGTGCTTGACGACGTGGGCACAAAAGCCAAGATACCGCCGCTTGAACCCACTTGGAAGATGGAGACGTCAGAGGGTTCGTTCCAGTGGGGCTACGCCTTCTCAGAACAGCCTACAAAGGCCGATTTTTCAGCGGCCATCAAAGCCATCGCTGACGCAGGTTACACCGATTCTGGCGCGATTAACGCGGTGCGCAACTTCCGTTTGCCTAATTCGATCAACCTGAAACCCAACCGCAACAACTTTGCCGCCAAGTTGGTAGAGTTTCATCCTGAGCGTGACTTCACCCTTGAGCAGATCTGCACCGCCCTTGATGTGACGCCCGCGCCCGCTGACTCAGTTGGCGTGCGTCCAATCCGTCTGTCAGACGATGGCGCTGACGATGTGATGGCTTGGCTGTCTGGTCAGGGCTTGCTTTTGTCTAAACCCAATCAAGAGGGCTGGGCAGGCGTGATCTGCCCCAACTCAACCGAGCATACCGACGGCAACCCTGAAGGCCGTTATATGCCCGCCAATCGTGCGTATTGCTGCCTGCACAGCCACTGCCTTGAACTGGACTCAGGTGTGTTTCTCAAATGGGTCGCTGACAATGGTGGCCCGAAGCACGCTCCAGGCCTGCGTGAGGAACTGCTGACCATGGCCATGGAGTCTGCGCTGTCTAAACTCACGCCATCTGACATGTTCACAGACGACGCCAACAGCGTGATCGCTGAGGTTGAGCGCAAGGAGTTAGGCCGTGTTGAGAAGGCGCAGTGGTATGAACGCTTTGCGTACATCCAAGATGATGAGTCTTACTTTGATATGCAAGACAGACGTGAGGTGTCGCGCTCGACCTTCAACGCGCTGTTTCGTCACATCTCCTGCAAATCTATCCACGGCAAGAACCCCAAGATCGAAGCGTCTGTGTGCTTTGACGAAAACCGCCAAGCCAATGGCGCGAAGGCACTGGTGGGCATCACCTATGCCGCTGGCGAGTCGGTCATCGTAGCGCGCGATGGTGACCTGTATGGCAACCGCTGGCGTGATGCACGTCCTGCATACACGCATGGCGGTGACGTGACGCCTTGGCTTGAGCATTGCAAGACACTTGTGCCTGACGAGGCCGAGTTAAACCACATCTTTGACGTGATGGCCTTCAAGGTGCAACACCCCGAAGTCAAGATCAACCACGCGATTCTTCATGGTGGCGACCAAGGCTCGGGTAAGGACACCATGTGGGCGCCGTTTATCTGGGCAGTTTGTGGTGAGCATCTCAAGAACCGAGGCCTTCTTGACAATGACACTATGTCGTCGCAGTTTGGCTACGCTCTTGAGTCTGAAATCCTTATCTTGAACGAACTCAAAGAACCTGACGCTAAGGAAAGACGCGCGCTTGCCAACAAACTCAAGCCAATCATTGCCGCTCCCCCTGAGATGCTGACAGTCAACCGCAAGGGTTTGCATCCCTACCAAATGGCGAACCGCGTGTTTGTGTTGGCGTTTTCCAACGACCCTGTGCCGATCTCCTTGGATTCGCAAGACCGCAGATGGTTTTGCGTCTGGTCGCACGCGCCTCGGATGTCGCCTGCGTCTGCTGAGAAGATGTGGAAGTGGTACAAGGCGGGAGGCTTTGCGTCCATCGGTGGCTGGCTTGCGTCCCGTGATGTGTCAGCGTTCAACGCAGGTGCGACACCCATGATGACCGAGTTCAAGATGAACCTTGTTGAGCATGGCATGAGCATGGCTGAATCGTACTTGGTGGAACTCATGCGCGGGCGTCTGGGCGAGTTCTCAAAAGGCGCGGTGGCGTCTCCCTTCCATGCGCTGTGTGACCGCCTTGCAGGGGCAGCACCTGCGGGCGTGAAAGTACCACAGCCCGCTCTGTTGCACGCGCTCAAAGAGGCAGGATGGATTGACATGGGGCGTCTGAAGTCCCGAGAATTTGACACCAAGAAACACATCTTCTGCGCGCCTGAGTTGCGCGACATGAGCAAGTCGGAATTGCGTCGCCTTGTTGAAGATGTCCCAACCCCCCAATCTGTAAGGTTAGTGAAATGAATATCCGCGATGAACTGAGCGCATACCATGACGGCTTACTGTTTGCCGATGGCTTCGATGACGCGATTCTTGGCGTAGCCGAGCGCATAGGCATGGAGGCTGTGGTGGCGTACAGCACGCCTAGGATTATCGAAATTTTGGCGCGTGATATGACCGAGGACGAGGCCTTGGAATATTTCGAGTTCAATATCCTTGGCGCGTATGTGGGTGAGCGAACGCCCATTTTTGTTTCATAAAAAAAGCCCGCACAAGGCGGGCTGTAAGGTGGCAACTACAAGTCAAGGAGAATGGCTAGTAGCCCCGCCAGTATAAAGGCAATGGTGAGTAACATCAATAAGCCCTCATCATGGCCTCTTGCGCACCTCTGTACAGCAATCTGCGCGCCTCTTGCCCTTCGGCTTGGGCGCGTTTGTATTCGTGTTCAGACGCCTTTCCCTGCTCGTAGCGGTAACCGAGGTCGATGTAGTAGTGTTCGGTGTAGGTGAGAGGCCTGAAAGGTGCTAAAGCCTCGGCAATGATGGGATGGGTCATGTGTTCAACTCCTCCAAGCGTTTTTGTGCCCATTCAATACCTGCGTAATAGGTCTCGCGTTGATAGCGAACATCGGGGTAATCTGCGGGGTCAATCTTGACCCATTGTTTTTGTTCCATCATGTGCAAGGCGTGTTCTAGGTCGCCTATGCGGGCAAATAGCGCGCCCACGCCTGTGAAGCCTTCAGCGTAGGCAATTCGCTCGGCATCGTCTGGGGGCAGTTTGGTGAGATCAATCATTTTTTATAATCCTATAGTCTGAGGGATTAAAGTCTTCTAAATAGCCCTGCTTTACTGCATAGGCCATTTCGCGCAGGTGGTCGTCTAACTCTTGGGCTGCTTTTTCGTAGGTGGAAAACTTAACAGGCGTGTCATCTAGCGCGTCTGTCCATGTGTTCTCCCATGTGTCGGGGTGTGTCAGGGTTTGCACTTCGTATGTCATTTAGCAGTCCCAATCTTCAGTTGATAATTTAACGTTGCAAAAGTCTGCGTGTGCCTTGTTGGTGTGTTCACGCATGAGCGCGCAAATGGCGTCGATCAAGTCGCGGTCAACAAGGTCGTTGATGGTGAAGGTCGCAAACGGCTCGGGCGTGATGCCCTCAGGCGTAAAGGCATTGCCCCTGTGGAAAGTTACAGTGGTGCGGTCGTAGTGGGTCATGGCTTGGCCTCCCACACTTTGTAGCCGTTGGGCATCCTGACCATGCCGTGCCGGTGTTTAAATCGCTTTATGGCGTCCTTTTTGTCGTAGCCGTGCTGTGTCATGGCGCGCGCTATCCATGAGGGGATGTAAAAGTAAAAATGCTTCATTTGTTACCCCTCGCGTAGTCCATGGCCTCCTCCCACACGCCCCATGCGTCTGCGAGGCCTGTGTAATACTCGTTGCCATACTGTTTGCAAAAAGAATCGCCATCTTCTGCCCGCAGAAACCCTTCAACGACGTCGGGCGGTGCGTCTGCAACGTTGCTCTGATACGCGCTCATAAACGCCAACTCGTCAGGCGTCAATGGTCGAAGTGCAATAGCGTCCACAGAATAGACCTCCCATTCTGCGTACTCGTCGGGCAGACAGTCTTGAATCGTCAGCCCCTCAGCGCGCTCTTGGGCTTGTTCAAGGCTGTCGGCCTCAATGGTGGCGTAGTAGTACTGGTGATAAACCTTGCGGACTTTGTATGTGGTCATGGCTTGATCTCCTCAACGTCTAAACATTCCCATTCGCCATACTCATGCGCTAGGTCGGGGTTGGCCTCAATAGCCGCCCATGCCAAGGCCTCGGCCTCTTTGGCACTGGCGGCCTCGATCGTTTGGTTTGAATAGGCCGTGTATCTGATTTCAATTTCGTAGGTTTTCATTCTGCGTCTCTCAATGCTTGTAAATAACCTTCAATCCACACCATGCGATCGTCGTCGGACAGTTCCGAATCGTCGCCATACTCAAGGGCTTCCCATTTGTAAAAAGCCTCGTTTGCTTTTTCCCAATTTGTTTGAGTTTCTTCTTTGTTCAAATACTGCTCGACGCGCTTTAATTCATCCTCGCTGACGTCTAAATCGGTGCTAATGAGTTCGAGCAGGGTCATCTGCCCCAAGTGCAGGTAACCATGCCCTAAGACATGGCGCGCGATTTCTTTGATTAAAAGTTCTGTGTTCATGCTGTGATCTCCTTGAATTGTTTAACTGTCAAATTGCGGGCGCGGAAGTTGTCGCCCATGCGTGAAAAGCAGGCATAAAGCGTCTCGCCTTGGGCGTTACTGCGTAGCGGTTCGCCTACCAAAAAAGCGTTATAGACTGACGCGCGAGGCGGTAGCACTTCGAGCATTGTCCAAAACATATTTTCAGTTGTGTCAATCCATGCGTCGGGCGTCGTCTCCATTGCGTCCCAAAGGTCTTGCCATTCGAGTTTATTTGTCATGTTCAACCCCTCCATCCGGTCATGTCAGCGTAAGTTTTCCAAGATTCCAAAACGTGCGCGCCATAGCGCGGGCGTCGCGTGCAGATGTTGACGTACTTCATCTCAGGCCGTCTGCGTGCGGTGCGCTCGATCTGCTCGGCCTCGTTGATGGTGTTGCACTCAACAATCAGTTTGTTGGTACGGCCTTGGGCGTAGCCCCATCCGCTCATAAATTTGTCGGTCATGGTTACGTAAAACATAATTTACCCCCTGTAAGTTAAGAAAAAGGCCAACATGAGGCCGAAAGCGATGGCTGTCAGAATGTCGTAAATGGTTTCTTTCATTTCTTTAAACTCCTGTTTAGTTGTTGCAAATATTTAAGGGCGGGTAAAACATCAAATTTGTCGCGGTTAATCGCGTCGGCAGTTGCGCGGTCGAATGTCTCCATCACGGCTTCGCGGGTTTGTTTGTCCACAATGATCCAAGATGCGGTTTTCATTTGCTCAGTCTTTCGACGCATGAATGATCATGTGCGCGATCGTAAAAACGACAAACAGCGCAAAGGGAATCAAGATAATTAAAGCGCAAGCGGTTTGGTAGTCCATGGTTTTCACCTTTCTGTTGTTGATGTGTCTATTGTAAGGGATATTTTTACACTGTCAAGCATATTTTGACAAATAGTTGGGGTTATGCGAATTTTGCATAAAAATGTGGACAAGGTGGATAATTGTGGGGGTCAAAAAATGAGGGCGATTGTCCACGCGGAAAGCTAACAACGACGCGGTGTTGGAGAGATTGTGGACAATGTGGACAATAGATAATTAAAACAATTAAAGTTTATAATGTGTAACATATATGGTACGTAAGGCTAGGTTGACACTTCATCCGGCGCCAATTTAAAATCGATTGTCCACTTGTCCACATTGTCCACAAATGTCCACGCTGGGAATTCCCACGCAAAAAGAAAAAGGCGAAAAGGTGGACAAAGTGGACAAAAGAAAAACAATTGTCCACATTGTCCACACTCTAGTCAGCCAACTAGATGTTGACCAACTAGATGCAAGCATAAAGCTGTGGCCATGCGACTTGCAACTGATTGTCCACATTGTCCACATGACCCACAGCTAGAAGTTAGTGGCCACTGACTAAAAAGGAATTGGCTTGAGGGGGAGGGGGTAGGGCCGAGCGGAAGGGCCATACAAAAACGGAGCGTCTGCAAACAATTTTTTATTTTTTGATATAAACTGCAAGCACACGTCAACACGCATGGGGGTTGGCGGGTTGAACTCCCGAGTGATGCGGTCACCAAATCCGCACAATCCGGCAGGCAACCCTCAGCCGTGTTGACGTTGGCTCTATAGGAGATGCTATGTTCCATTCAATTCCATTCACGCCGCGCAAGGTGCAAGCGACAGAGTCGCGTTTGAAGGCGGTGTATGACGCAGCCAAGCTAGGCCTCAAAGGCGACGCTCTGGCGCTGGCCGCCGGCATGCTGCCTCAAGAGTATAGGCAGCTCACGCAACTTGACCCCGTCGTTGAGATCGCCGCGCAAAAAGGCAAAGCAGACGGTGAGATTGAAATGGCCAAGGTCTTACATCAGGCCGCGCTCAACGGCGACGCCAAGTCAGCACTAGAGATCCTCAAACATCAGCACGGCTGGGTGGCCAAACAGGCTATCTCTGTCGAGGTGGATCAGCGCATCTCCATCACTGGCGCGCTGGCCGAGGCAACCAAAAGGGCGCTGACCATAGAAGACGCACAAATAATCGAGACACCCACGCATGCAATCGACCATATACAGCGCTGAAGACGAACAGGAACTGATGGCGCGCCTATGGGCGCCAGCAATCAAGGACAACCCGCTAGCGTTTGTGATGTTTGCGTTTCCCTGGGGTCAACCTGGCACGCCGCTGGAACACTTCACTGGCCCGCGCAAGTGGCAGCGCGAGGTCCTCAGTGACATTGCAGCGCATATTAAGCAGAACAGCGGCAAACTGGACTTTGACACGCTACGCCACGCTGTCTCCTCAGGTCGTGGTATTGGTAAGTCGGCCCTAGTGTCATGGATCACGATCTGGATGCTGTCCACGCGCATCGGCTCGACGACCATTATCTCGGCCAACAGTGAGTCACAGCTACGCTCTGTCACATGGGCCGAGATTACCAAGTGGCTGGCAATGTCGCTCAATAGTCACTGGTTTGAAGTTTCGGCAACCAGACTGATGCCGGCCAAGTGGCTCACGGAACTGGTCGAGCGCGACCTCAAGAAAGGCACGCGCTATTGGGGCGTCGAGGGGCGGCTGTGGTCAGCGGAGAATCCCGACGCCTATGCGGGTGTCCACAACTTCGACGGTGTGCTGGTTATCTTTGATGAGGCCTCTGGTATTGACGACAGCATCTGGGCGGTGACGTCTGGCTTCTTTACAGAAAACACGCCCAACAGGTTCTGGATGGCGTTTAGCAACCCGCGGCGCAACACGGGGTATTTTTACGAGTGCTTTAACAGCAAACGCGAGTTCTGGACAACCAAAGTGGTGGACGCCCGCACAGTCGAGGGTACCGACAAGCAGGTCTATCAGCAGATCATTGACGAATATGGGCCTGAGTCATCACAGGCGCACGTCGAGGTCTACGGCCAGTTCCCAAGCGAAGGCGACGATCAGTTCATCTCGGCCAATCTGGTCGACGATGCGATGAAGCGCCCCGCGTACAAAGACCTGTCAGCCCCGATTGTGATTGGCGTCGACCCAGCGCGCTTTGGTGCGGACGCAACAGTCATCGCCATCAGGCAAGGGCGTGACATCATCAGCATCCGCAGACACAGGGGCGACGACACCATGACCGTCGTTGGGCATGTGATCGACGTGATTGAGGAATACAAGCCAACATTAGTCGTGATTGATGAAGGAGGCCTGGGCGCCGGCATTGTTGACCGCTTGAAAGAGCAGCGCTACAAGGTCAAGGGCATCAACTTTGGCAATAAAGCCAAGAATCCCATCATGTACGGCAACAAACGGGCTGAAATGTGGGGCGCGATGAAAGATTGGCTCAAAACAGCCTCAATTCCGCTTGACAGGTTCTTAAAAACTGATCTAATTTCGCCTATGATGAAGCCCGATTCCAAGGGGACGATCTTTTTGGAGTCGAAAAAGGACATGAAGGCACGTGGTTTGGCCTCGCCAGACGCGGCAGACGCTATTTGCGTCACTTTTGCCTTCCCTGTGGCCCACCGTGAAGCGCGTGAACCCACGCAGCGCCGCACGTACAGTGATCGAAGCGTGGTTGCAACCTCATGGATGGGATCATAATGGCTACCAAACCCGGACTCTACGCAAACATTCACGCCAAACAGGCACGCATCGCAGCTGGCTCCAAAGAAAAGATGCGCCAGCCAGGCGACAAAGGCGCGCCGACAGCCAAGGCCTTCAAAGAATCTGCTAAAACTGCGAAGAAAAAATAATCATGCCACTCGTCAAGTCACCTAGCAAAGAAGCCTTCCGCAAAAACGTCAAAGCGGAAGTGAAATCTGGCAAGCCCGTTAAGCAAGCAGTGGCCATTGCCTACTCCGTCAAGCGCGAAGCAGAAAAAAAGAAAAAATGAAAGCACTGCAAGACTGCGTCATCATCGAGCGCGACATGGAAAAGCACCCGCTGTTCGTGTTGCCCCAACACTCAGACAGTGAGACTGGCAAAGTTATCGCAGTCGGCCCCAGATGCCTAGACGTCAAAGTGGGTGACCATGTATACTTCGGCGTAGGGCAAGAATTTGTGCATGACAAGTCGTACGTCGTGATGCGTGAGCCTCATATTTTAGGGGTTTTGGAATGACTGATCCAACTGGTATCGTTGCGGCGGCGAACGTCGCTGCTGGCGGCAAGCCTAAGAATAGCGCTTCCGACATCCTCACGGTGGCCCGCGCGCGCCTCGACATGGCTGTTTCTGCACTGGCTGAGAGCCGTGAAGATGAGATAGATGATCTGCGTTTTTACGCAGGCTCACCCGACAATCATTGGCAGTGGCCCGCCGACGTGTTGGCCACCCGTGGCGCGGTGCAAGGTCAGACGATCAACGCGCGCCCGACGCTGACAATCAACAAACTGCCGCAGCACGTTCGTCAAGTGACAAACGACATGCGTCAGAACCGCCCAGGCGCCAAGGTCATCCCCGTCGATGACAACGCCGACGTGCAAGTGGCCGAAATTTTCAACGGCATGATCCGTCACATTGAGTACATCAGTGACGCGGACGTGGCCTACGACACAGCGTGCGAAAACCAAGTCGCCTACGGCGAGGGTTACATCACGCTGTACACCGAATACTGCGACCCCAACACATTCGATCAAGACATCAAGATTGGCCGTGTGCGTAACTCGTTTAGCGTGTACATGGATCCTCTGATCCAAGACCCAACGGGCGCGGATGCCAAATGGTGTTTCATCACCGAAGACCTGACCAAAGCTGAGTATGAGCGCATGTATCCCGATGCAGCGCCCATCTCGACGCTCCAGTCGCTTGGCGTGGGCGACCAGTCCATCAGCAATTGGCTAAACGAAGACACCGTCCGCATCGCTGGCTACTACTACATTGACTACGAAAAAGCCAAACTCAACCTGTATCCAGGCGGCCAAACGGCTTTTGAGGGTACGGCTGAAGATAAGCAACTCCGTCTCGTATACGGCAAGCCAAAACGCACCCGCGAGTCCATCAATCCCAAGGTCAAATACTGCAAAATCAACGGCTACGAGATTCTTGAAGAAAAAGAATGGGCTGGCAAGTGGATTCCAGTCACAAGAGGCTGAAATGCTGGCTTTGGCGCCTAAAGCACCGTTCATTGGCTACGGCGGTCAGTTTGAAGGCTACGAAGACAAGTGGAAGACAGCCAACACGAACAATTGGCCTTATCTGGAGGTCAATCCAGACGTTACAGACGGCCAAGGCGCCGTCTTGCCACTACCCCAGCGTGCACAGCCTCCAATGGCTTCTACAGGCCTTTTGCAAGCCAAGGCTGGCGCATCTGAAGACATCAAATCAACAACTGGCCAGTACAACGCATCATTGGGCATGGGATCCAACGAGCGTTCAGGCAAAGCCATTTTGGCCCGTCAGCGTGAAGGTGATGTAGGTACTTACCACTACGGTGACAACCTAACCCGTGCTGTAAGGCACGTTGCTCGCCAGCTGGTTGACCTTATACCTAAGATTTACGACACGCAGCGTATTGCCCGCATCATTGGTGAAGACGGCGAAACGAAAATGGTCAAAATCAACCCCGAGCAACAAGAACCAGTCAAGCAAATCGTTGACCAAGCT